AAATAGGAATCAAACACATCAGAATCATTCCAAAAAACATCGCATCTAAATCTTACTGCAATAAACCCTACATCTTTCGCCCAATCAATAAAGAAGTCTCTCCACTTTACAAAGTTTGGAATTTTCTTAAATATAACTGCACACGCTGATACTGTAATTCCAATATTGTTAAGCTGCTGAATCATATCCTTGTAGTCAATCCCATTAAAACAAAATCCAAGTATTTCTTCTCTTCTTAATGGTCGCCAATCGTGAATTGAAATATTTACATAATCAACAACATCTTTCATATATGGGATTACTTCTTTTAGATGAGTACCATTTGTTGTCATGGTTACTCTAAGAACCTTTGATTTAATATTGAACTCTTTTAGTTTGATAAATACTTTTGATAAATATTCAGGATCTAAAGTTGGTTCACCACCAGTTATATCAACTGATATAGGATTTTTATCACCTATTCTTGTTATAATATTATCAAGTGATTCGATGAAATTATCTAAAAACTGTTGCTTATCACACAACATATCTTTATCTTTATTGTAACAAAACGGACATTTCGCATTACAACCACCTGGAATCACAAGTTTAACTGTTATCACCTTGTTATAATCTTTTCGTTCTATATATTTCACTTCATCACCTCACAGATATTTATTCTCTATTATTCCTCTGAATATTTACTCCAATCAATCTCTACATACTGCTTATAACAAGGATAATATGTAGTTGTTCCTGTCTGTTTCTTACACCAATCATCTAATAATTTCTGTAAAGAACCCTCATCACACTGCTCATATGCATCCTCATGTAAATAGCTGCAAGCATCTTCAATCACATTTGCTGCATCAACAGAAATCTTCTCAACAGATGTTATCCATAATCTTATTGGTCTTTCATCACCATCTTCTTCAGGATTACATGCATAATCGTCAAAGAAATCGTCAACTGTGTCGTAATACTCGTCAAACTCTTCACAGTACAGCATTGTGTCTACATCTTTTTCATCAACAGCTACTGCATTTGCTACTTTCTCATTCCACTTCTTGATTCTCTCTTCTTCATCGACTTTCTTCTGTCCTTCACAGTCGCAATGTAAATAAGCCTGATTTTTATAAGGCTTTCCACAATAAGGACACAATCGCTGCACTCCGTTATAACAACTCTGACAAAATGTAAGTGCTTGATGCTTGTATGGAAAATGATATTTTCTGCCAACTTCAGAATTATCACCTTCGATTCCATAAATATTGTCTGCTATTCTCATTCCAAGACCATTGCAGACAGGACAAATTCTTTCGTGTTCTGTAAGATCCTTGATTATAATTTTAGGAAACGATTTTTGAATTGCTTCATAAAGATTTACTTCTTCTCTGCGTGTTATATTATCCATATTTTTCATCTCCTATCTATTATTTTCTCAATCCATCCAACACTCTCATCAAAACGTGTCTTGTAAGATTCTTAACATCACCACTGTACAATCCACATTCAATGTCACAAGCCTTTAGTACTTCATTAAGTGTTTTATTTCTCTCTTCACTTATCAAGCTCTCTATTTTATCTACTACTTTTGCTTCACATATGCCACAAATACAGCCATTTTTCTCATCGTACTTTTCAAGTTCACTAATAAGATTGCTACAACACCAATTTGATTCATTAAGATGAAATTCAATCATGTCGTCATCCCAATCCGAAGGAAAGTTCATTGGAAGATTTATTGTCCACTGTATAGTTTTGGTCTGTCTATCTGCCATGTTATCCTCCTATTCTTTCGCAATTCCAATACCACACACATGAAAACTTGTCACCTTATCATTAACCATCTCAACGCTTTCTTCTGTGCCACCATGCCAGACAAGACCAACGCCTGTAATATACATACCATTTTCATCTTCAATCAATTCAACTTCATGTGCTACTCCAATAGGAAGAAACTGACCTTCACTACATGGTATTTCAATCGGAACATCCTTTACATTTTTATAAGCGTTTCTAATTGCTTCTTTTGAATATATGACACCATTTAAATCAGGTGTATCAACTGGAATTGGAATTTTAAATGTTACTTCTATATTCTCTGTTCTCATGTATTTATTCTCCTATTTCTATCTCCTGACCAATAAACTTCTGAAGCTGCTCATTTACATCATAAGGATAAGTTTTTACAACATAATCAGTACAAACATGAATTTTTGTAATCACTTTATTCTCATCGTATTCAATACTTCCAAGTGTTCCACCTGGAATTCTGATAGGTAAACAACCATCCTTATAATCACAAAGTACATAATGTTTCCAATGTCTATTAGGATCAAGTCCAGCAAGCTTGTCCAACTCTGTTGTGATTTCACAATAATATTCATTCATTTTTGAATATCTTGAATTCGCATATTTGTTAATCAACTTCATAATATTATTTTCCTATTCGTAATCTTCTGGATGTTCTTTATAGTCATCTACTACACTTTTCATATACCTATAACAATCTCTTACAGAATCACTACTTTCAGAAAATCCACTTGTCACTTCGTATCCATTATCGAGCACTGCAAAGGTTAAAAAAACCAAGCTATCTAGTCCTACTTCTATGTCACAGCCTTTATATTTACCCTTCATACAGTAGTTCTCCTATTTCTTTTATGTTCCTTATATAAAGCATTTAATTCCTGCTCTAATTTCTTTTTCTCCATAGGATTTTTACAATACTTTATTCTCTTCTTAAGAGTAGATATATCTTGTTTTGGTGGTTCAGAAACAACTGCCAAATCTTCTAAAATGTCAAATTCTTTAGCTGTCTTAAGTAAATCTTCAAGCCAGTCTCCTTGTGACTCTACCTTTAAATCCTTATATTCTTGTTCAAGTAAATCTTTATATTCTTTTTCAAGTTCATTTTGTATTCGAGCTTCTATTATTACGCTCATCATTTTTCCTATTTTGTCCATCTGCTTACCAACTATTAAAGCATTTGTAACAGCATTCGTAGCAGCGTTTATTATTTCAAATTTATCATGCAGTTCTGAAATATTAATCACCTCATTCCGCTTCTATTTCACAAATTCAACGGTTCCATCGGTGTGCGTTTTCATATTCCAACCTTTACTATTGACAATTACTTTTTTGTACCCATAATGTTTAAGCCACTTCTTATTTATTCTCTTTTTCTTATGCTTTCTTGCTTGAACAATCTTTACATATTGAATAGCGTAAGAATCTGGCGTTTGAACAATATCCAATCCTAATATTTTAGTGTTATCCCCACTATTTGTATTTGAAAAACTTTCTTTTGTATTTTCTAAAAACAAATCCTTATCAATGCTCCATCCACCACAGTTATTCAATATTTCTTTTCTAGCATTTCTAAACTCATTCAAATGGTTTCTGAAATAATTAATTGCATCGTTTTCGCATTGGAATTCATCATCATATTCCCAAAAGAAGTGTCTTTGATTCGTTGCAAAAAATGAATCTGTATCTAAACAATATGCTATAATCCATGTTGGGTATTTATCTGAAAAATTTTCATTGCCTTTTAATTCTCGATACATATTTACACCTCCAATCTTCACAAGAAAGAAAAATTTCTTGCTAATCTAGCCACCTATTATCCAAATAATAGAACCCAAATACCATTCCACCAATTAAAATTATCCAAAAGATCCAGAAAACAATCACACCTACATTAGACTGTAAGTGGTCTACTGTATCATTGATATTCATATCTTTATAAAATTCCGTCTTATTGATTGTATGGTTATCTAACTTTGTAAAAATTGTTCCTGTATACTCTGTTTTGCTACCATAATAGACATATCTAACATGATAATCGCCATCAATCGTGTCAATATAATTCTCATATGGTTTATAAATTTGACCATAATCGAATTCAATTCCAAGAAAAGTTACTTTATCACAATGTTTGTTATCACTGTCGTATAAATCCCAAGTCCAATATTCCTCTTCGTGACTACCAGTTACATTACCATCATCGTCATACTCATATACCGTTTTTGTATGCTTTGTGTAGTGTTCCTCATCTTTTTCTACACTCATATATTCTCCACCAATTTCAGGATATGTAACTGTATCTACTGCTTTCAAATCACCATATATAAACGCATTACCAACATTTGTATCCATTCCGTATTGGAACATTTCTTGACTTTCTATCTTAACAGCTTTGTTATAAATTTCATTTTTATCCATTTGGTGTTCTGAAATCTTGGAAGAAATCAGAATACCAAACAGAATCATAACTGCAATGATAGAAATACTAGCCAAGATTTCACGTTTTGTTATTTCAAAATCGCCAAAATCAAAACCTTTTCTACCATGTCTCATATACTAATCCTCTTTGAACAACGACTGTGGAGCATCAACTGGCGCATTGTAATCCAAATACTCATATTCCTGCACTTCATATCCAAGCAATCCAAGGAACTGTCTTGTAGGGAACTTTCTCACATATCGCTTGTATTCCTTAATCTGTTTATTGTAATTGCTGCGATACTCTGCAATCATATTCTCTGTTATAGATAACTCATTCATAAGAGTCTTATAGTTCTCATTGGACTTCAATTCAGGATATGCTTCTGCAACTGCTGTAATAGCTGTTGTTACATTCTCAATATCTCCTGTTGATCCACGACCATCTGCAACTGCTGTCAATGTATCAGCTTCATGTTTGTCATACTGTTTTACGCAATCAGCAAGGTTATACACAAGGTCAACTCTTCGCTTTTCCTGTACCTTAATATCTGATGACGCTGTATTTACCTGCTCCTCAAGTGCAATAGCTTTATTCTGCGAACTCTGTACACCAAATACAATCATCAAAATAACTGCTAATACTCCTGCGCCAATAATTACTGGCACTTTCCAATTTGTGTTCTTCATTCTTGATCTCCTTTATATGTAATATTTTTATTAGTTACACTGTAATATTCTCTTATTTATTGGGATTCCCATAGCCGAATGGCTTAGATATGATTAAAAATTTTCACTTGAAAGATTGGTTTACTGCGAAACCACTACTTACTCTTTTTTACAGAAGTATTATTAAGTGACTTCTGAATATTCTTCATAAGCTGAATGTTGTCATTAATCATAAGTGCTAATGCCTGATCCTCTGTAAATCCAACATTTATATATGCATCAAACATATTTTTCTTAGTTCTCGCCTGAATTGCAGGATACTCAGTATTCTCAGAATAATCCTTTGCAATAATCATGAGTTCCTTCAGAACATCATATACAGGCTCTTTGTATTTTGTAATGTATGTCTTTACTACCTCTCCTAAACTTTCTGGGTTCTCTGCTAATAATCTTAAAATTGTTTCCATGTTTAATATTCTCCTTTAAATTTGTTCAACTTCTGCTGTTTCTACGCCTTTGAATACAATTTTATCATTGTCAAAATCATTATAAATCAGTGTTGGATCTTCCCACTCTTCATATCTCATGTATCCAATAAAGCCCTCTGTTCCTATATAAGATTCTAACCAATCTAAAAACTCTTCTATTTCAGAATCATAATTTTTCAAATTAGCTCTGATATTAATTTTCCACGTCTTAGAAATATCATCAAACACCATTTCACTGTTAGTTGAGCCATCGAAATAATAACTATCGCAACAAGCTACCATGTCCCATCTATAACACTTGAAAAATTTATGTTCTGGCAGATAGAAGGAATGTCTGTTCTATCTATAAGATAATGTAAAATATCTACGATGTCTTTTGGTGTATCTCTTAGCAAATCAAAACACACATTAATCTCTGTATACATTCCCATTATGTTTTCACCTTCCTATTCTTTTCCTGAATCATTAAATTCTCTACCTTTAATGATATTCTGGATACCTGTTTTACATTTTTCTAAAGCAAAAGCATATGCGTTATTATAGATAAGTTTGTCGTGTTCTGTCGTTGGATTGTCGTATACGCTATCAATAGCTTCATCAATACCATCTATAAACCTGTTAAGTCTTTCACTTACTTCATTATTGACAAACTCTTCATCATATAGTTTTGCAGTCGCCCTCAAACCTCTTGATTTATTCGCATATTCAAAGGCTCTCAATTCATCTTTTCCAAGCCATTTCTGAAAAGCACCGCAATCATCACAATAAAGTCCTGTATTATTACCTTTTACTTCTGTATGTAGTGAAATGCTTCCACATTTCTTACAACAATTCTGATACATAATTTCACCTCCAGTATATTATTCTCAAAACTCACAAGTGTCACATGTCGAAAAGTATTTATCATGGTCTATGCAGCATTGTGGTCTATCATCATTTTTACCAGTCTCAGCAGTCTCTTTTCCATCCATAATTGCTCCACAATTAGGGCAATATTTTGATTTCAACTTCTGGTTCGCATAATTCAGCTTATATACTTTTTTATTACAAACTGAGCAATATACACCTTCATTTGCGCATTCATCTAATGCGTACCAATAACCATGTTTTCTACCATTTTCTTTTGTATCATCTTTTATATTATCCATTGGAACTGTCATTGTTCCTGCTATAACATTGGCATTAAGAAACTTTGATAAAACATCTCCAAGTATTAACTCTATATTATCTACAAGTATTTCATTACTTTGCTTATACAATCTATGGTATTCTAACCATTCATTTATTGTATAAACTTCTATATTAGCTGACATACCCATTCTCTCTGCCATATCTAAAAGATTATTTTTATTATTCATTGTAGACGTAATAATTGGTTTTCCCGTTACATATGCTGTTGAAATGAGTATTGCTGTTTTACCAGTCCCACGTCCACGATTTATAATTCTCATGTTTTTTCACCTCCAATGTACTATTCTCTCAAAATCCAAGGATATGTTGCTTTCCTATGAAATAACTAATTACAATATTTCTCAATACCTTGTGTCATAATATCTCTTAATTCATCTTCTTCATAAGTAGAGCCAAACTGCGACCAACTACAACTATATTCTGTATCATTGTGTACTAACGCAAGTTTAAATACACTGCCACCATAGTTTTTATATGCATCTAATTTGATAGCTTTAATATGAGGAATTTTTAAACACCAATTATGCTCTTTATATTCAAACTGAATATCAGTAACTTGACCAAAATTATAGTCAAAGAATTTAACATCATTCATATGCTCAATATCAAGAAGCTTTTTAATATAATCAATATACCAATCATATGTTTCCTTTTCTTTATACTTCTTTCTCTTATCAATCTTGTTACCATCTGCATCTTGATTCTTTAATAACATATTTAACCATTCTCTACACGTTTTAATCGCAGACGGCTGATCGAGCAGCATATACTGAATGTTCTCTTTATAAGTGCGAAATGCCTGTTGTTCAATAAGGTCATATTCATTCTTCATATCATCCAACGCCTGTTTCTTTGCAGACAATCTTCTTTCTGCTTGTGCAAACTTATTTAATGAACCCATTTCATATTCGCCATTATAGTTGTATGTGTCATTTTTATATACTAAAGACATTAATCGTTCACCTCTTTTATCTTTCTTAGTTCATAAAATCATTGATTTTATCCTTGTTTTAATATTCTCTACTCGATAGTCAATTTCATGTTGTTCCCATGATTTCTCCAATTACCTTCTTGCTTTTCCTCTTTGATTAGTGGAAACTTCAAATCAACCTTTCTAACAATATTTGTCAACTTTTTATTGCCTTTTAAAACTGAAATAGAATGACTTCTTCGATATGTATTAATTTCCAAAGCTCTTTCTAAAATTTTTTCATCTGATTCATAATCACTATTATATACATAAGCAAAACAGTGCCCTTCTTTTATATCAGTATTACCATAATCAAAATCTTCAAAAATTACTTTTTTCTTACCAAGATATAAATACATTTCCCCTTGAGTTGATTTGTAAATTCCACCCACTTCTAATTTACTTAACGGAATTGTTTTTAAATTTGCTTTTCGCTCTCGCTCTTCTGCTTCTTTCTGAAGGAATATATTTATTTTATCTCTAATTTCCAACTCCTTTTTCGTTGGATTTTCAATCAGATATGTATTGCTTGTACAACTTTTATTGATATATTCTTCACTATATCCTAAATAAACAACTGAACTACCTTGAAAAACTCCAATATGCATTCCTGGTGAATTTCTACCTATTGCCATTCCAATGCACATATCACCATCTTTAATCTCTCTACCTAAAATGTCTTTCAAATTTTCACCTCCATATTACAACCAAGAAACCTGAAATTACTTGCTGTTGCAAAGTCCAACTTTATAGTCATCCTTTACATCAATAGTTACTTCTCTCTGAAATTTTCCTTCCTTATTATAAAGGGATAAATAATATCTGTTGCCACGCTGCTCTAAGTCAAGATTCTCATTCTCGAATAATAATACTCGTCTCTGTTTCTGCATTGGTTCATTCTCTATCTTCAAGTTATTTAATGCGTCTTTTGAACCTACAAAGACTGGTGAAGTAATCTCTTCAAGAATACAACTAATATCATCGTCTAGCCGATCATCATCTTTTGTATGCCTATCAACTGCTTTGATTACGTCTTTCTCAAATAATAATCTGTTTTCCACTTTAATATTCTCCTTTCCACTCATCCAACTCATAGAAGTCATCTATCTGATCGTCCAATTTTCTAACCTGTTTTCTCAGCTCATAATCTTCTTTCTTACTATCTGTTGACTGGCACTTCTTCCATAGTTCATCACGCTGTTTAGTTAATTCTTTATATTTATCAGACACATCAATCTCTTTTACAACTGAAATCCCAATCTTCTCTCTACAGTGAGGGCAGAACCGAATAGGATAATTGTCAGTCTGTTCCCATTCATCTTCGTATGATGTAATAACTTCTGTATGAGAAGTACAGAAATGAGGAATAGAAATACCTTCATCTTTATATTCTCCACCAATGTCGTTTATATCTTCACCTGTAAATACAATGGCTTTATCATTCTGAATTTTATTACAGCAATATGTAAATGGTTTGTACTTGTATGAATGAGTGTCATTAAATTTTAATTTGATTAATTTTATCTTCATCTCTTTATTCTCCTAACAAAATTCATTCCACCAATCAAAAATTTTA